TTCTGGTTGTGCTTTATGGCTGGTTTTCTTTCCGCTGATCTTTTCCCTGGTGTAGATACCTGTGCCAGGAATGCCAGCATTGCCATATATACCATTCTTACCAATGTTTATGCTGCCACCTTTGCCGCCAACAGTTACACTGGTTCCGCTCTGGGTGAAATTCAGATTAACACCTGGAGCGATCTTTGCACGCTTTCTGAATCTGATGCCCATTTCATTCCTTACTTTGTTTCTTAAACATCCTGCCTGATCCAGTCAAAAGCCATTCAGCACTCACTCCGAAATCCTTAACCATAGGGTAGAGCCAGGAAACCTGAAACCATCCCCTATCCAGATCCTTACGCTGTGCCAGGAAATTGCGCCTGTCAATCTCATACCTGGTGCAATAGGTATTAACGCCTCTTATGTCACCTTTGGCTATGATAGCATCCAGGGCACTGTAGAAACGCTCCATCACATTCTTAGTTATCTGTGTGTTCATATATCATTATATAATTTTCCGTTGTCTTATCTGGTTTTCCTTTCATATCGACACGCAAGGGTGAATAGATGCTTTCGCCTCCATCAATTAGCCACCAGCACTTAACCGTTGCTGTGTCACCATAGAGAGTGAAAGGTGAAGATACACCTCCAGGTTCCAATACTCCAGTACCTACATTGAGGCTGTGCGTACTGTCACCATTCGTAATCGTGAAGTATCTGACAATACCATATCCAGCAGAGAAATCACTTTGGTCATCACTACCACTGGAGCAAGCTGCCAGCACTAATGCCAGGAAACACAAAACCTTTCTCATGCGTTTATGAAACTCAGATCATCCATTAACTTGGTAAACGGTTCCTGGGGCTTACCCAGGATCTTTGCCTCAGTCTGTGCGCTTGCAATAGCTTTCTTCACATCCAGGATCCTGCTATGATCCAAATTTCCACTGATCACCTCTTTATAGAGATCAATCACCATCCTGTAATACCTTTCCATAATTCAGTCTTTTAATTTTTCGATAATTGTTATTAGTCTATCCATTTGCTCCTGAGCTTTCTCTGTGAGCTTTCTTTGGGCTGCAAGCTCCACCATGAACTGGTTTAATGTCATATCACTATTGAAGTGATTACCATTGCCGACCTGGTTGTTTACAATAGCAGTACCTCCATCAGGCACTCTTAGCATTTCACCTATTCCATCAATAAGCCATTCGTCAGAGAAGAGGCTACCAAAAGCCTTATTGAACTTTCTCAGAAAGCTATCCGTCAAGATGCTTTCTTTCCCATTAAGGGCTGCTGATATATTGGAGCGAGATTGCCCGCTCTTTTTCCCAGCCTCTGTTTGGTTGCGAAATGTACCCATATTCTGTAAATACATATACGCTCTACTGAATCTTTCTGTCTTATCCATAAAACACATAACAATACAATACTGTCTTAAAAAACCTTAAAATAACACACTTTCTGTCTTAAATGTTTTGGTGATAATACATTTTGTTGTATATTTGCACCCGAATAAGTAACTATGTGGGCACAAATATAGTAAAATATGTTTGTAAAACACAGAAAATAATGTTAAAAATGGCAAAGAGTAAATTTCGTGAAATCTATGAATCGCTGCCCGCAAGAGCAGGCAAAGCACCTAAGACGGTGTGGATTGAACATCTGGCTAAGATTACGATGAAATCTGAGCAGACAGTTAGATGCTGGGTTTATGGCACGCAAAAGCCTGATGCCCTTACCCTCTCAATTCTTTCAAAGGAGCTGGGTGTACCAGCTGATGAGCTATTCAATTCTTAATCAAATGCAACACCGATGAAAGTACTTGAAAACAATGGCTACAAAATGAAAGTTCGGAGTGATGAGGGCAATACGCTCCTGATCGCTCAGAGGTGCTACACCGAAAAAGGTGTCTCTATGAATGGGAAACAATTTTATAAGGGTATGACGTGGATGGTTTTTGGCTGGAGTTCTGGCCGCAAATACACAATCCAGGGCATGAATCCCACAATGAACAGTAAACAGGACGTGCTTAATGCCATCAAGGATCATCCGTCTTTCACGGTGGCAGCACATGAATTAGGACTTAAATAATTTCAGATCGTATGAAACAGGCAACATTATCAAATGCTATTCAGTGTATCATAGCAATCATCTTTGCTACGGCTGCTACAGCTACAGGTATCTGCACCCTTACATGGCACAATATCATGTTTGGACTGATGGGTGCTGGCTTTGCCAGGATGCTATATGTGGATGATTACTATGGTGAGAGCGTGAAACAGTTTATTCAGAGAAAGCGAGGCAAATAATGGCAACAATAACCCTGGAACTATTTGAACTTAAAAACCTCTGCATGGATATGTCAGAGCTGGGGGTTTATAATTATATCAAGGCACAGGAACCCGCCAAGGATCTGCTATCACAGAGGGAGGCTTACAGGCTGTTTAATGAGAGTAGGGTTAAGGAGTGGAAATCAAAGGGGCTGATCAAACCTGTACGGATGGGATCTGCTTCAAGGTCAAAACTGCAATACTCCAGGGCTGAGCTGGTTGCGCTCGACAAATCAGAGAGACTAAACCAATATATCAATAAATAAGTTATTCTATGGAGATTGTATTAAAATCACTACACCTGGTGAATTTTAAGGGAGCCAGGGATGTGGAGCTGACTTTCAGCCCAGGCACAAGTCAGGTGAGAGGCGAGAATGGTACAGGTAAGACTACCATCTTCGATGCTTTCACATGGCTGCTATTCGGTAAGGATAGCACACAACGCTCTGATTCCAATTTCAACATCAAGACCCTGGATGCCCAGGGAAATCCGATCCTGAAACAGGAGCACTCTGTTACTGCTGTGCTGCTGGTTGACGGTAAGGAAATGAAGCTGAAAAGGATGTACCGTGAAAAGTGGGAAAAGCCTACAGGCACTACCACTGAGACCCTAAAGAACCACGAAACACTCTTCTACGTGAATGATGTGAAACTGCCAACAAAGCGTGAGTATGACGCTAAGATCAGCTCAATCATTCCAGAGAATGTTTTCCGCATGATCACTAACCCATTTTTCTTTAACAGCCTACCTGCTGAGGATAAGAAGCTGATGCTCCAGGATATGGTTGGCAACGTGACAGACCAGGACGTGGCACAGCTGAAACCAGAATATGCAGAGTTCCTGGCTGAGCTGGCTGGCACTCCAATAGCTGAAAAGGCAAAGGAGATCAAGGCTAAGAAGAGTGCCTGTAATGAAGAGCTGGCTCTGATACCTACTAAGATCGAGACAGCTAAGAAGCTGAAACCAGAGGCTGAGGATTGGGATGCCCTGGAAAAGGGGCTGGCAGAGAAAAAGGCTAAGCTGGCAGAGCTGGAGGCTCTTCTGAGAAATGACAGATCAGCCCAGAATGCCCAGATCTTTGAACAGCGTAACAGCCTACAGACACAGATCAATGACAAACAGCTGGAAGAGAGCAAGCGTAAGAATGCCATCAGGCTGGAGGCTGATAAGAGCTATAACCAGGCAGTCCAGGAGGCAGAGAGCACAGCCGCCAAACAGCGTAACGAGATCCAGGCTAAGATCAATGATCTCCAGGTTATGCTCACTAAGAGAGCTGGAGAGGTAAAGCTGAATGCTGGTAAGGGCTATGAGGATGCTAAGAAGCTGGTGGCAGACCTGGAGGGTAAGATCAGACAGCTCCAGGAAACATTGAAGCGTCTGCAAGCCTCTAAGGATGTCCTGGAGGATGATATAATGGAAGCCCAGAAGAATGTGAGCGACACTGAGCGTAACATTAATGAAACTGAGGTGATGCTGATGGATTGCCGCAATGACTATAAGGCTCTTTCTGCAAGCCAGTTTGTGATGCGACCTGATCAGATGGTATGCCCTACCTGTAAGAGACCTCTGGATGTGGATGATATTGAGGCTAAGCGTCAGGAACTGGAGGCCAATTTCAATGCTGAAAAGGCTGAAAAGGTCAAGGCTAACGTTGAGAAAGGAAAGTCTGTTAAGGCTAAGCTGGAGAATCTACAGGCTACACTGGATCGCCAGAGAAAGAACATGACGGATAAGGAGGCTAAGCATAAGCAGACTGAGAGCGATATTACCAACGCTGAGAATGAGATCAAGGTGCTAACCAATGACCTGGTATCAGCACGTGCCAATGTTCCCGCTGAGCCAGACTACAAGAAAGCCCTGGATGGTGATGCTGAGTATATCCATCTATCCCAGGAGATAGAGAGGCAGAAAAAAGATCAGGAGAGTATCACAGCTGCTAAGGTTGATCAGCCTGACTACCTGGAGATCGAGACAAAGGATCAGGTGCTCATAGGGATCAAGAATGAGATCACGGAACTGCAAAACAAGCTGGGAGCCATTAAGGAGCCAGATGGTGATGCCCAGGCAGACAATTCTCAGGCTAAGGCTGAAAAGGCGAAGATCTCAGGTGAGATAGATGCCATTAACCAGCGTTTGGGTCACAGATCCATCCTGGAGCGTGCTGATAAAGAGATCAAGGAACTGGAGGATCAGAGGGATAACCTCAATGAAAAGGTTGCTGAGCTGGAGAAATGGGAGTTTGACTGCCTACAGTTCCAAAAGGCTAAGGATGATGAGCTGCTGAGACGTATCAATGGCCTCTTCCAGATCGTATCATTCTCATTCGTTTCCTCACAGCTCAACGGTGGAGAGAAACTTACCTGTGTATGTACGGTGAATGGCACTCCATACCCTGATGTGAATAATGCTGGAAAGATCAATGCTGGACTGGATATTATCAATGCGATCTGCAAGTCAAAGGGTGTGAATGCTCCTATCTTCGTGGATAACGCTGAAAGCGTGAACAATGTCCTGGAAACATCCAGCCAGAAGATCCTCCTGTGTGTAACCACTGATAAGAAACTCTTAATCGTATAAGTATTATGGCAGAAAACAATGCAACAAACACTCCAGCACCCGCCAACGGTGGTGCTGTGGCTCCAAAGGTCAATGAAAAGACTTTGGAACTGAAAAAGATCCTGAATGCTGACAGCGTACAGGAACAATTTAAGAACGCTATGGGTAAGGCAGCCCCCTCATTCATAGCCTCAGTGATCGACCTCTTCAACTCAGACAGTAAGCTGAGAGAGTGTAACCCTACCCAGGTGGTGGCAGAGGCTCTGAAAGCCGCTGTGCTGAAACTGCCTATCAACAAGTCTCTGGGCTTTGCATATATTATCCCCTACAACAACAGCTATCCGAAAAAGGATCAGTATGGCCGTGATATGATAGACCAGAAAGGTAATAAGATCTGGGAGAAAAAGATGGAGCCTACCTTTCAGCTGGGCTATAAGGGATATATCCAGCTTGCTATGCGTACAGGCCAGTACCGTACACTCAATGCCGATGTAGTCTATGATGGTGAGGTGAGACAGGTGAGCAAGCTCACTGGAGAGATCGCCTTTGACGGTGAGAAGAAATCGGATAAGGTTGCTGGCTATTTCTGCTACTTTGAGCTGCTTAACGGATTCAGTAAGACGCTATACATGACTGTGGATCAGATGGCTAAGCACGCTAAGAGGTATTCTAAGGGGCTTAAAAAGGAGGTGACTGTGGAACAGCTGATAGCCCTGGCAGATATGCCTGTATCTACTGATGATTCTAAGACAGTTGGTTGGCTTGGTAATTTCCACTCTATGGGTATCAAGACGGTTGTAAGAAACCTCCTGAGCAAATACGGCTATCTCTCTATCGAAATGCAAACTGCCATTGCCGATGATCTCAGAAGCGAGGAATGGGCAGATGCGCATGAGATAAAGGATGATGATGGCCAGAAGCTGCTGACGATGAGCGGTGAGGGAGCCGTGAATGTTGGAGGGGCTGCAAACGGTGGTGAAGCGGCTCCTGGCAGTGCTGCTGATCCCAATGAAGCACCCTATTAAATCTCTGTGCTATGGTACTGAAAGTGTTAGGCAGCTCCAGCAAGGGTAACGGCTATATCCTGGATAGCGGGTCAGAGGCTCTGATCCTGGAATGTGGTGTAAACCTCAAAGAGGCAAAGAAAGCCCTGGGCTTCGATGTCAAAAAGGTTGCTGGATGCTGTGTAACCCATCAGCATAACGATCATGCTGGCTACCTGGATAAGTATGCCTCCATATTCTACACCCTGGCACTGCCTGAGGTGTTCCAGGCAAAGGCTTTCTCTGGGAGCCGTGCCGTTCCTGTGGAGATAGGCAGACAGTACAGACTGGGCGGTTTCCTGGTGATGCCGTTCAAGGCTGAGCATGACGTACCATGTGTGGGCTGGCTCGTAAACCATCCGTCTATGGGGCTGCTGATGTTTGCCACTGACACCTGTATGCTTGACTATACCATCCCTGGGCTTAACCATGTGCTGATAGAGTGTAA